AGTTCTACTGAGAATACGTCTATGCTTACTTCTGTTCCCAATGTTTCTCAACAGACTCTCAGTGTGTTTCTTCAGACGGCTAACGCTGGAGACAAGCCTAATACTCGTGATGATGCTGGACTGCCTATTGTTTATGGTTCTTGTAAGTTGCTTGATATGCTTGGTTACGGTTCTATGATTGCGTCTACCAATACTGGTAAGGCTGCTATTACTAAAAAATATCTAGGTGTTGATAATCTTGGTGATGCTGATAATCCTCTGGTTTATGCTTCTTCTCAGATTGTCAATGCTCTTCCGTTCCTTGCTTATCAGAAAATCTATTATGATTTCTTTAGCAATACTCAATGGGAAAAACATTTAGCTTATGCTTATAATGTTGACTATTGGTCTGGCTCTGGCCAAATCTCATTAGTTACGGATATGGTTAAGCTTCGTTATGCTAACTATCCTAAGGATTATTTTATGGGAATGCTTCCTAATTCTCAGTACGGTTCTGTAGCTGTTTTACCGGCTAGATATGGTACTGGTTCTTATTCTTCGAGCGATTTAATTGCGTTTAATGCCTCTGGAAATCAAGGTGTGTTTAATTTACCTGCGGGTAAGACTTCCCCGATTACTGGTGCTCTTGATACTACTCGCGCTGTTGCTCTTAACTCTGATCTTTCCGCCCTCTCAATCCGTGCGACTGAGTATCTTCAGCGCTGGAAAGAAGTAGTCCAATTCTCTAGCAAAGATTATTCTGACCAGATGGCCGCTCAATTCGGTATCAAAGCTCCCGAATACATGGGTAATCATGCACATTATATTGGAGGCTGGTCTAGTGTTGTTAATATTAATGAAGTAGTTAATACTAATCTTGATACTGATTCTTCTCAAGCCTCTATTGCTGGTAAAGGTGTTTCTAGTAATTCTGGACATACTATTACTTATGATTGTGGTGCTGAACATCAAGTGATTATGTGTGTTTATCATGCTGTACCTATGTTAGATTGGAATTTGACAGGCCAAGCTCCTCAATTGACTGTGACTGCTATAACTGATTTCCCGCAACCTGCTTTTGACCAGCTTGGTATGCAGGCCGTTCCTGCCCTTAATCTTCAGAACAATCCCGGACGTGATGTTTCCGGTTCTCTTGGTTATAATCTTCGTTACTGGCAATGGAAATCTAATATTGATACCGTCCATGCTGGATTCCGTGCTGGTGCTGCTTATCAGTCTTGGTCTGCTCCTCTTGACGGTTGGCAAGTGTTGACTTCCGCTGGTGCTTGGTCTTATCAGTCTATGAAGGTTCGTCCTCAACAGTTGAACTCTATATTTGTTCCTCAAGTTGATGCTACTAATTGCTCTGTTGCATTTGACCAGTTGCTTTGTAATGTTAATTTCCAAGTATATGCAGTTCAGAACTTGGATAGAAATGGTTTACCTTATTAATTTTGTGCTGTTATGAGAAGTTTTGCTTATAAAAATCCCGATTATATTAAAAATGAGGTTGTTCCTGAATTGATTGAAGATAATCCGTGTTATCAACAATCTGTATATGATACAGTTATGTATGATGAGACTCCCGATGGTGATTTGATTCAAGCTGATATGACGCAGATTTTATTGAATCAAGAAAAATATCGTCGTTTGCTTGGTGATATGAATGTTCAGAACATTCTTGCCCAAATGCATCCTACTCAGTCTACTGTTATGGACGGTATGACTGATGAGGAGCGCTTTAATTGTGTTATTTCCCGGCATTGCCAGACTATGTCTGAAAGACAAGCTGTTTTACAGCAATTGTCTAGTGAGAAGTCAGAATTAACTAAGTATGCCGAGACTATGTTGGCAGAGCAACAGTCAGCGCCCGATGAGTCGTCCGCCCCTGACGCTACTGCTCAATGAGGTTCTATGATATTGGAGAAAGTCCCTTAATGGGACACTCCGAAAAGCATATTGCTCCGCTTGTTCTTGGTGGTATCATTGCCGCCGGTGCTTCTCTTGCTGGCAATGTTATTGGCTCTTCTTCGCAAAATAAGGCTAATCAGACCAATATTGATATTAATCGCGAGAATAATGCGTTTAATGCTGAGCAGGCACAGATTCAGCGTGATTGGCAAGAGAAAATGTGGGGAATGAGTAATTCTTACAATTCCCCCAATGCAATGATTTCTCGCGGTCTTAATCCATTTGTCCAAGGCTCTGCTGCTATGGCTGGCTCTAAGTCTCCTGCTTCAGGTGGCGCCGCTGCTTCTGCTGCTCCTCCTCCTAGCGTTCAGGCTTTTCGCCCCGACTTTTCTGACGTTGGTACTGCATTGGCTTCTATGGCTCAAGCTCGTGCGTCAATGATTAATGCTGAACAGAACGCTGCTCTTACGCCGTATAAGATTGAACAGATTCGTGGCGCTACTGATTATCGTAATATCGGTGTCGGTGAATCAGGTTACTGGAATAAATCTACTGGTAGAGAATCCGCATTATTGGACCAATCCAAAGAGTATCAGGAACTTAAAAATATGGAATTTGCCGGTCGCCTTACTCAGGCACAAGAAGCACAGATCCTTTTGGATTCAGAAGCTCAACAGGTATTGAATAAGTACCTCGACGAGCAACAACAGGCTGATTTGTTTATTAAAGGCCAAACTTTAGCTAATTTGTATGCCCAAGGTTCTCTTACTGAGGCTCAATATAAAGCTGAGATGGCTAAAGCTGTTAAATTGTCTGTTGAGACTAATGGTCTTAAGATTCAGAACAGGATAGCTGAAGAAACCGCTGATTCTCTTATATATGCGAATATTCAGGCCAACCGTGCCCAAGGTTTGTCTTCACTATGGGATTCGAAGAATACGAATGTTCTTAAGAATATGGAATATTCTAAAGAAAAAGCTGTTCGTGACTATTATAAGTGGAGTGCTAAGCACAAACAGAAAGATGTTAATTCTTATGAGCTGCGTAACGCCCTTGAATATAGTACCCGTGTTTTCCAAGGTGTTGGTAATAGTATAGGTCGTATATGACATACTTCAGGACTAGAAGCCTATCGCGGCGTTTGAGCGATATACACCCGCCGCCCGCGGAGGGCCTGGTCGAAAAACGGAGCGGAGCGACTTCCTTAGAGAAGCGTTCCGCTTCGGTATTTTAGCACGTAGGTGCGCAAAGGCAAGACAGTTCCTGCCTTGCCGTGTCTATACACCTCTGTATACATCTACTTGTTAATTAAGCGGAGCCCCTAGTTGTGTACGAAGTAAAATCGAGTTATCCTCTCGATTTCTCCTTTCTCTCGTCCATAAACGCACAACTCACACTCTATTGTAGAATCTAAAAAAAACGTTTTTCTTTTGGTTTAATAAAAATAGTTTGTATATTTGCTCCCAGTTAGAAGTTACAACTGTTATTAACATTTTAAAATTTTACAATTATGCAGAAATTTATTATTTCAGTTAAAGAAAAAACTACTGGCCGTGATGTTATTTCGCCTTATGTCGTTAATTCTCTCGATGGTCTTGGAAACTATTCTGAGCGAGTTTCTTCGTTGGGTCTTCTTGTTATTGTGGATTCAATTAAGGAAGAAAATGATTTTGTTGAACTTAAAACTCAAGCTGATGAAAAGTAATAATATTTGGAAAATTGTGATTGGAGCTGTTTCTGCCGCTTTAGGTTATATTCTTAATGCTATTGGTTTATGAATGATGTTCTTATGGAGTTTCTTGGTTATCTGTTATATTCTAACTTGCATTTTTCTATAACAAGTGCCAAGCGTTCTATTGCTGAAAATGAGGCTGCTGGTGGTGTTCCAAATTCTCAGCATTTGTTTGGAGAGGCTATTGATATGAAGCCTTATGGTTCTACTTCTTATAATCGGTTGCTTGAGCATATCCATAGTTATTCGGATCATTTTCATGTATTCGATCAATTGATATTATATCCTACATTTATTCATGTTTCATTTGGTAATCGTAATCGTCGCCAAGTGATTGACAAGCGTAAATAATTATGAAATTTTCTCCTGATTTACTGAAAGCGACTGATCATTGTCAGCATCGTTCGTTTATTACTAATCGTTACACTGGTGCCCGTATTGCTGTAGATTGTGGTCAATGCGATTATTGTATCCATAAGCGTGCTAAAAAAGCGTCTATGCGTGTGAAGACCGCTGGAAGTGCTTTTAAGTATTCTTATTTTGTAACTCTTACGTATGATAACGAGCATATTCCTCTTATGAACTGTAAGGTTCTCCATAGTGAATATGAGGACGTCGTAGGTATTTCAGGAGATATTCATTTTGGTGATGAATACCATTCTTATATCCCCGTTTCTGAGTATCAATGTGATGATAACTCCATGTTGCATCATATATTCTTCGAGCAGGTTCAAGGCACTGTGCCGTATGACCGTGAAATTAAGGAATATGTACCTGTTAGGGATAATTGGTTTCTTAGTATGGATGCTATTCGTAGTTTTATCCATAAAACGCAAGCCGTTGACAAGACGGACTATCCCGCTTCTACGCAGTACGGTCGTGATAATCTTATTCCCTTTCTGAATTATGTTGATGTTCAGAATTATATTAAACGTTTACGTAAACATTTATTTCAACAATTAGGAACATATGAAACGTTACACTTCTACGCTGTGGGTGAGTACGGACCCGTACATTTCCGCCCGCATTATCATCTCTTATTATTCACAAACTCGGAGAAGGTCTCTGAGGTTTTACGATACTGTCACGATAAGAGTTGGAAACTCGGTCGTTCAGATTTCCAACGTGCCGCTGGGGGCGCTGCTTCGTACGTTGCGAGTTACGTTAACAGCCTTAGCGCTGCTCCCCTCTTATATCGTTCATGCCGCGCGTTTAGACCCAAGTCGCGAGCATCTGTCGGATTCTTTGAAAAAGGTTGTGATTTCGTGGAAGACGAAGACCCTTATGCGCAAATTGAGAAAAAAATCGATTCTGTCGTTAACGGACGAGTCTATAACTTCAATGGTGTCAGTGTTCGGTCAACTCCACCCATGTCGTATATCCGTACCTTATTACCCCGATTCTCGTCTGCTCGCAATGACGATAGTGTTGCGATTGCTCGAATTCTTCTCGCTGTACACCGAACGCCGCAAAGAATTGCAAGATTCGGATTTGTTGACTACAAACAGGACTCAATCTTAAGTCTTGTTCGTTCTTATTATCAATATCTTAAAGTCAATTCTATTCTTACTGATGATGACAAGATTATATTACATGCTTCTCGGTGTCTTACTAGGTTCTGTAACAGTTCTAGCGATGTCGATATTGAATCTTATATTAATAAGTTATATCGGTTGTTCTTATATGTCTATAAATTCTTCCGTAACTGGTATTTGCCTCTCTTCGGTTCTGATGTTAGTGCTTACTCCGGTCGTATTATGTTTATCATTAAAACAGGTATAGAGTATGAAAAGGAAAAAGATTATGAAAGTCTACGAAATGCATTCAGCCTACGCTCCGTTAACCCGGACATATCGGATTGTATGTTTGCGTTGCCTGCGTACGGACAGGAGAGTGATGTCTTGCAGGCCGTATCAGGTGAAACGGTTCAGCTTCTTGAACAACTCCGGTTTCGTAGTTCGACATTCTGTCGTGATATGATTAAGCATAAGAAGCTTAATGATGCTAATAATATATTTAATCGTATGGTTTAATTTTAATTTTATTGATTATGAGTGATTTTAGTCCTTTAGACCGGGCGAAAATTTCTGTCCATCGGTCTTCTTTCGACTTAAGTTCGAAAAAATTGTTTACCGCCAAAGTTGGTGAGATTCTTCCGTGTTATTGGCAGATTGCTATTCCCGATACTAAGTATCGTATCTCTTCGGATTGGTTTACCCGTACCGTTCCGGTTAATACGGCTGCTTATACCCGTATCAAGGAATATTATGATTTCTACGCTGTGCCGTTACGCCTGATTTCTCGCGCTCTTCCGCAAGCATTTACCCAGATGATGGATTACATGACTAGCGCGTCTAGTTCTACTGAGAATACGTCTATGCTTACTTCTGTTCCCAATGTTTCTCAACAGA